ATTAAATGAGGTAGTAGACCCAATTTCAATTCTTTCTTATGTTTTAGCTGGAACTACATTAACTAATATTATAGCTAAATATGTTGGTAGATTATTTAAAAAATATAATTTTGGTAAAGGTGAAGCCGCTGCTAAAAAAATATATGATTTTACCCACAAATTAGAAAACGATTTTAAAAGCCCAATTAAACGTGTAGTTGGGTTATTTACTAAAGACGAAAAAACCAAATCAGTAGTTACTGATGGTTTATTTGCTTTATTATTATTAGGCTTAGGGGCTAAAGCAGGAACAGAGGCATTTAATGCACTTAGAGATACTAATATAGTATCCGGTGGAATAAGTGGGTTAAAAGCAGCATTAAAAGGAAAAGATATAGTAGGTTTAGTTAAAACTATAGCTAAAACTATTTAGTAAAAGACATATAGACTGATTCATAGCCAGTCGCATAAAAGTAATTAAGAGATCTGTGGCCTCCATTTGGAGTCCGCATTTTTTTTTCGTATATTCACGGTATTAAATTAAATTCTAGCATGAAGAAACACATAGTAATTATTGGAGCAGGAGTAGCAGGCGTAAATGCTGCTACAAAGTTAGTTGATAACAACTTTGATGGTAAGATAACAATTATAGATATGGGTAAAGATCCATATAGAAGACCATATGAAGAAGTAATGACAGGTTACTTAGGAGCAGGTGGTTGGTCTGATGGTAAATTAACTTACTCAACTCAAATTGGTGGTCAATTATCTAAGTATGTAGGTGAAGATAAAGCAATGGAGTTAATGAAGCAAGTTGTTGATAATTTTACTAGGTTTCATCCACATCCAGAGCAAATTATATTATCACACCCTACAGAAGAACCAGAATTTATTAAACCATATTTTGGTTTAAGGTTATTTCCTGTATGGCATATTGGTACTGATTATTTACATGAAATAGGTAAAAGTTGGTATGATTATTTAGTAATGAAAGGCGTTACTTTTAGATGGGAAGAAAAAATTAGTGACATAGATTTTGATAAAAGAGAAGTGTATACTGAAGATTATACTATGCCATATGATACATTAATATTTGGTGTAGGTAAATCAGGAATTGATTTTACTTCTGATATAATGGAAAAATATGACCTACCAACTGAAGAAAAACCAGCACAAATTGGTGTTAGGTTTGAAGCGCCTCAGGAACACTTTCAAAAACTAATTGATATAGCCTATGATTTTAAATTATATAGGAAAGACGATAAAGTCAGTTTAAGATCGTTTTGTACTAATAATAATGCAGCGTATGTAGCAGTTGAAGAAACATATGGTAACCATAGTTACAATGGACATGCTAAAAAAGATGAAGCATTTAGAAATAATATGACTAATTTTGGTATCTTAATGGAAATTAAAGGTATTAAAGAGCCATTTAAATGGGCAAGAGAATTAGTAAGTAAAGTACAAGAAAATAGTACAGGATTATTTTATAGCCCTACTAGAGAACCATCTACAACATCAGAAGGTATAGATGTATCAGCTACTAAGATTGATAATTTAGATGTAGTTAAAGATGCATTTCAAGGATATTATAGTTACATAGAAGATTTTATTAATGATATGAAAAAAGTATTCCCAACACTTAAAGATGATTGGGGAATATATGTACCTGAAGTTAAATATTTAGCTCCAGAGCCATTAGTTAATTATGAAGATCTTTCATTAACAAAATATCCAAATGTACACTTTGTAGGTGATGCTTTAAGTGCAAGAGGTATATCAGTTTCAGGAGCACATGGTACGTTAGTAGCAGAACAAATTTTATTATCAAATAAAGAATTAGATGATTTTTTAAATAATCCTGCTAATAATAAGGAACCGCATGAAATGGGAGACATGCATGAAAATCTTATAGGTGGGTTAACAATGCCAAAAGAGAATACTAATAAATTAAATAAATAAACATGGGAAAAACAGAAAAAGTAAAATTATTTGAAGAAAAAGTTATTAAATATGGTGGTGCAAGACATTACCTAATAAAAATGGAGGGTGAAGATTATTTTAAACATCATAGATATGATGATCCTGCTATAGTACCTTTATCTAGAAAAAGTGAGTTTAAAAAAGGATGGTTTTTAAGTGGTATTCCTTATGATGAGGAAACATTTAAAGATATTATGAGAGAAAGAGAAGGATTACCTTGGTATAAGCAAACAGCACCTAAAGGTGAAACATATAGAAACTAATATGAGAGAGCATACACTACAAGCACAACCATACCCAGGTGAACGTCATGAAAAAGCCTGGGGTTATGAATTATGGATAGCTAATAATGAAAAATATTGTGGTAAGTTATTAGTATTTAAAAAGGATAAAGAATTTTCAATGCATTTTCATTTATTAAAAGATGAAGCATGGTATATTTCTAAAGGTGAATTTGAATATAAATTTATTGAAACCGAAACAGCTGAAGAATATTCATTAACAGTTGGTGAAGGTGATTGTATTCATTTATTGCCTGGTCAACCACATCAAATGAAAGCTTTAACTGAAGGAGCTACTATATTTGAAGTATCAACACAACATTTTGATTCAGATAGTTATAGAGTAAAACCAGGAGCATCACAATTACCTAAAGAAGATAATTATGAGCATACTAAAGAATATTACGATACTAATAGGAATAAATAGGAATTTTAATAAATATTTTGTATATTAATAAAAATAATAAGTTATGAAAATAGGATTTTGTGGAACAATGTCAGTTGGTAAAACAACACTAGTTAATGAATTAGCTAAATTACCAGAATTTAAAGATTATACTTCTAGAACAGAGCGTTCTAAACATTTAATGGATTTAGGAATACCATTGAATACTGATTCGACATTAAAAGGTCAATTAGTTTTTGCAGCTGAAAGAGCTAGTGAGTTATTATGTGATAAAATTATAACAGATAGAACTGTTGTTGATGTTATGGCATTTAGTGCTTTATCTGAGTCAATGACTGCTAATGAAGCATTTCATTTAAATTCAGCTTTAGGACATTTAATTGATGATTATGATCATTTATTTTATATATCTCCTGTAGGAGTTAAAATGGAAGATAATGGAGTTAGAGAAACTGATTTAAGATATAGAGATAATATTAATAAAAAAATACTACAAATATTAGATTGGAGAGAAGCAAAATATACTACTATTAAAGGTAGTACTGAAGAACGTGTAAAATTAGTTAAATCAGTAATCTTTTCGTGATATTTATAACAAAATATTCTTACAATGAAAAAATCACAACTTAAAACACAAATTAAAACAGAAATAATTGACATATTAGAAGATGTGAGTCAAGAAGACCCAAAAGTAATAGATGCAAGAACTACATCTATATCTAAACAAACTAAAGCTATCTCGGATCTTAATAAAGTAATGGCAAAGGAAGGTAATAATCAAGATGATGGGTATGTTCAACATAAATATGATGATAGTGTAATTGACAAATACAATGTACCAGTTGAACCAACTGCTGTATTTGAAGAAGATGAATTTAAATCAGATGACAAATATTGGGCTGACTATCAAGATATAGGCCAATTTTATTTAGATGGATTTAATAAAAAACATTCATTAACTGGTGATGAGTTAGAAATATTAGGTAAAAAAATAGTAGATAGATTATATAAAGGTGATATTGGTAAGGCCTATGATGCTGTTGTTAATAGAGATAAACAAGACATACCAGGAAAACCTGCATTTGTAAAAGAAGAAGATGATGAGCCAAAAGCTAAGGATTTAAAAGGAGAACCATTATCTAAAATTGGTTATAAATTAGCTGATACACAAAAAGAAATGAAGCAAGTAGTTAAAAAATATTCTGCTGCTGAAGGTGATGAAAAAGAAAAATTAAAAGATAGATTAAGAGAATTAAATAAAATAAAGAGAGAATTAGAATCTTTATTAGAATCTAAAAGATAGTTATGGGAATTTTATCAAAATTATTTTCAGGTGGTGCAGCTGATTTAGTAAAGGGTGTAGGAGGAGTTATAGATAACTTACACACATCTAAAGAAGAAAAATTAAATGCAGAACGAAAAATTAAGGCTTTAATAGTAGAACATGAAGCTAAAATGGAACAAAACATAACCGATAGATGGGCTTCAGATATGAAGTCAGATAGTTGGTTAAGTAAAAATGTAAGACCTATGGTTTTAATATTTTTAGTTGTTTCTACTGTTCTTATGATATTCATTGATGCTGGAACCATTAACTTTACTGTTGAAGAAAAATGGACAGATTTACTACAATTAGTACTAATAACAGTGATTGGTGCTTACTTCGGAGGAAGATCAATAGAAAAAGTTAAAAAGAAATAATAGTTCCACCTAAAAATCAATATGAGCGGGGATTTAAAACAAATAATAAGGCAAGAGTATCTTAAATGTGCTAAGGATCCTGCACATTTTATGAAAAAGTATTGTAATATTCAGCACCCACAAAGAGGTAGAATATTATTTAATTTATATCCATTCCAAGAGAAAGTATTGCATTTAATGCAAGAAAATCCTTATTCAATAATATTAAAATCCAGACAGTTAGGTATATCTACCCTAGCAGGTGGTTATTCTTTATGGATGATGTTATTTCATAAGGATAAAAATATATTATGTATTGCAACTAAGCAAGAAACAGCTCGTAATATGGTTACCAAGGTAAAATTCATGTATGAAGGTTTACCATCTTGGCTAAAAATACCAGCTGAAGAAAATAATAAACTCTC